TTCAATCTCCCCACCGTTCGCCAGGAATGTCTGAGTCATAGCCATGACGTTAAGCGCGTGTTCGTCCTTCTGATCGGCTGTCATGCGCTTCTCGGTCAAAGACTTTCTGCTGAAAAATCCCGGTCTGTCTCTATTCCACTCATGCTTCATCGTTATTCTCCGTTGTTAGGTCTAACCCCAAATCAGTCGCGGCCCATGCCTCGACCCTGTTTAAAAGTTCGTTCATTGAAATAAACCCAGCGCGTTGCTCTGCTGGCGTCAGGTCGGAATCGAGTTGCTTGTATTTGCTGGAGCGCATGGCGACCTTCTGCGGTTCCATGCCGGGAACTTTGATTTCCCTAGTGTTCCCTAAGCCGTTCAGGATCAATTCCTTCACGGTTTCTTCCGTCAGGTTTGCGCCGTTCTTGCGGAGGTGCTGCTTGATGACCCTGCACCACTTATGCAGGCAGTCGTTTTGCTCCAGTGATCGCGTCATGGCCTCACCTGTGAACCCTGCGCGTTTAAGGGCATCACCGATTGACTGCACCCCTTCGCGGTCTGTTGCGTCGATTCCTGCTGCCTGGACATTCACGCCACCCGCTCCAGAATCACGCCTGTTGTCATCCAGCGGGTCTTGATCTTGATCCCGTGGCGCTTGCCGTACTCCCATGCGTTTTTGGCGATGGTGTTGTAGCTGTGACTCATCACCAAAACCGGAGCGTTCAGGTCAACCGGATAAGGCCACTTCGGTTTAGAGCCTGCTGGGTTTCCTGTCTGCCCCTTGGCCCAGGTCATGCGGCAACCTTCGGCGCTGCTGGGAGGGATTTCTTCTCGCCCTCGGGATAGTGATGCGAATACCAACGGTTTCTGAAAATCACGTACATCGTGCCGTGAAGCTGCTCGATTTCGTTCTTCGGCGTCAGGCGGCTGATCATTTCGTCGATCATCGCCATGAAGTTGAACGGGCAACTGATATTCGGGTTCTTCGGGACGTAGTTCCCGTCCGAGGCCCGAGAGTCCAGATACCGCTCACAGTTCTCGAAACAGCGTTTAAATTCCCACTCTCTGGGAAATTCTCTATGCGACTTGTTCTTCGGTTCGCTCATAGCAAATATCCACCAGTTTCTGAAAGTTTGAGTGTTTAACGATCCAGTCGAGGTTTGCCCTCCACGTTTTGCCCTCCAGGCGTCCGTTGTAGAAATCCAGGGTGTTTATCACCGTGAAAAACCACTCCCACCATTCGAGATTTGAATGGGTGCGGAAGCGTTGCCGGAGGTTTTCTTTGCGCTGACCCTCCCAGGTTCGGACTCTGGGGAGGTCTGGACAGCGTTTGTGATACAGATCAACAATCTTTTGATGTGGACACGTAGGCGATTTATCGCCTTCAGAGTCCCCGCTAGGGGACGTATGTGTTTTATCTGTATCTGATTCTGTATCTGTCTCTTGGGCCGTTACTGAAACGTTACACTCCCGTTTCAGTTTCGTTTCTTTCTGTCTAGCCCTGTATTTACGCACCCTTTCGGTACTTGAGTCGGATTCAAACTGTCGCTCTGCCCACCCTACAGGCTCAAAGTTATCGCCTATTAAATCGACCTCTTGAAGCCGTCTTTCGACCTCCTCTAAGTCGGTCAACTGGATGCCTAACTTGATCGCAACCATACGCCTGAAGTTCGGGTCATCGGTCTTGTCCAAAATGCCCTGACGCTTCAAGCAACAAAGCGCGACATAGTGCCAACGATCCTCAAACGCAAGCATTCTCAGCTTCACGTTGTCCACCGCATCGCTGTACATTCGGAACCAAGGTAGCTCAGCCATCTTTTCGCCCCTTCATCGTTGTTGTAAAAAAAAGCCCCTGCACCCGAAGATGCAGAGGCGAGGGGCAACCAGACCGCCGAAATTTGAATCTGATTGCCAGGGGGTTCTCATGCGGCCTCTCGCTTCCTTTCCAGCTTTGCCAGAACGTCATACATGGCCTGAACCGTATCCACGCCCGTATTGGTGCCGTTGAGGAAGTTGTAGACCGTTGCAGGCTCCACACCGACCAGATGAGCAACCTGCACCACGTTGAGGGGGGCTGACTTAATCAGCCGTACCGTTTCCTTCCTGAGATTAAATCGTTTCATGCGTAAGCATTTTCTAAGAAAGGTGTATACATTGCAAGCACAAATTCTAACAATTTTCAGACAATCGTCTGTTATGGTGCGCGTATGAATAAACCTGCAACCCAAATACTGGCGGAAAACCTGCGTAAGCTGATGGCAAAAAGGGATTGGAACCCGCAGATATTGCGGGACAAGTCGGGTATAAGCGATAAAAGCATATACTTATACCTTTCCCAAAAGGCCGCACCAAGCGTCCAGAAGTTGGATATGATGGCGCAAGCCTTCGGCCTGGAAGCATGGCAACTGCTCTCAGAAACTCCCCGCACAGAAACGCCGGCGATCTTGACTGCGCTTGAGAATGCCAGCCCTGAAACCGTTGCGTTTATCGAGCAAGTCCTAGACCGCGAAGCCAAATAGACGCCCGTCTAACTTTCTTCCGAAATATGCTTGACTCTCTTGTTCTACTTTCTTAGAATACTGAAAGTTCAATAAGAAAGGGGTAAGCAATATGAGCATCATGGATGACTTCGGAGAAATCATGGGCCACGCCAGGGCCATCAATCCGGCCATGCGCCAGGACGCGATGGAAGATGCCGAAGCAGACCGCCAGTGGGAACTCCACAAAGAAGCCTTCAAGTCTTTCTTCTCAAACGCAACCGATTGGGAAGCGATGTTCAGCCCTGAAGATTTCAACAAGGGCATCGACGTAGCAATGATCGGCCAGCGGCTCTTGGACGAGTACAGGGCCAGCTACGAGGAATTCACCGGAGAGGAGTGGAGAGACGCATGATCATCTCAGTCACAGACAACCGCTACCAATACCGCCAGCGCCTCCAGCAGTACGCTGACGCTAACCCAATCAAATACCTCGAACTGCTGCTTTACAGGAAGTGGCGAGAGGAAAACAAGAGGAAATACAGATGAGTTTTGAAGCCGAAGTTTGGGAGAAACTGTCAGCGATTGACGTTAAGCCCATGATGGAAAAGACGCAGGCTGGAGTCGGCTACGTATCGTGGTCGAAGCTCTGGACGCTGCTGATGAAGCACTACCCCCGTTCTCATTACGTCTTTGAGGACAAGCGGTACACCGTGGTCGGGGATGATGGCCCTGTAGAGAACGTCGAGGTTTTCTGCAAGCTGACCATTGTCGCCAATGACGATGAGCTGATTACCGCCACCGGAAACGCCCCCCGCAAGCTCACAAGGGAAATGTGGCTTCCTGTGATGCAATCCTACGGACAGTTCAAGTGTATCGACAACCCAACCCCAAGGGACATTTCAGACACCCGTATGCGCTGTCTGGTGAAGTGTGCGGCGATGTTTGGGCTGGGCATATCCGCATGGGCCGGGGATGACTATCAGCCCGACAAGACCTTAGAAAGAATCCTCGCCTTCGCCAAGAAGAAATCAGACTACCGCATGGACTTGTGGCGCACTGCGATTGTCATCAAAGAGGCATTCCAGAACGACGAGCCAAGCGTAGCCGCAGAAGCGTGGATGGAGCGGAACGAGGACGAAAAGATCGACCTCTGGCTGGCCGAGACTAAAGGCGGCTTCTTTACCCAGGCAGAGAAAGAATGGCTGAGAGCCGCAACCCTTGAAGCAATGCAACCAACAGGACAAACAGCATGACAGAAACACGATTCCCCGACGGGCTGATAGTAAAGCCTCCCCACGAGAGAGCGCCCAACTTTGTGAAGGCCGCGATCTCGATCAAGCGAGAAGAACTCATCAAATGGCTTCAAAACGAGCCTGGGGAGTGGGTCAACCTCGACGTGAAAGAGTCCAAAGGCGGCAAGTGGTACGCCGCTGTCAATGACTTCAAGCCCGAAAAGTCAATGAGCAAGACGCCGCCGAATGAGCCGCCGCCCGCTGATGATTTCGATGACGACTCGATCCCCTTCTGAGGTACGCCATGCACTACCACCAAAAACGAGAAAGGTACGTTGTTCAGGGCTACTGCTCCGTCAGGAAAAAAACCGCTTACGTTTGCACTGTAGACACTGAGCAGGAAGCCATCGACATTTGCGAAGGGAGAATGGAGCCACCCAGGCGGGGCGCGATACAAAAGCATCCCTCTGAGTTGGAGTACATGAGCGAGGGGGCTTGCGGCCTTTTGGTTCAGGGCTGGAGGAATCCCATCACAGACGGAGAGATAAGGCCAAAGCCTCATCTGTACTACGCATGATCCATCTTGAAGAAAACCTCTACGTCGGCGCAGATAAGTATCAATTCATCCTCAGAGAGAAGCGACAGACTGAGGAGAGCGGAAAAGTCTACTGGAAGGACTTGGGGTACTACCCAAACCTATCGACGCTCATACGCGGCCTGAGTGACCGGAAGTTATACCAGTTCGTTGAGCAGGGGAAATCCCTCAAGGCCATGCAGGAGGAGTTTGTGACTTGGGCCGAGTCATTAAAGACCCCGCTTGTCGCTGAGTTGAAACAGGCGGTTAAGGCTTATCAGGAGAAAGATGATGAGTAAGGTGCAACGATACGAGGACGGTGGCTATAACGGCTATGGCGTAATCGAGGATGATGATGGTGAATATGTCTTGTACTCAGATTATGCAGACCTTGAGCGCCAGCGTGATGAGTTGGTTGATTTGCTGACCGATATGGATAGGTATCTGGATTCCGGCAACAACAAGACAGCGATATGTCAAACCAGCTTGTTCCATCATGCAATCAAAGAAGCCCTCGCCAGAGCGGAGAAAACGTGATGGCTGTCAACACTGAGCAAGAAATCCGAAGGTTGCAGCAGGCTTGTCGGGATAAGGACGATGAACTCACAGCCCTGCGCGAAGTGTTGGCTGACCAATTTGAATGGGCATGGGAAACATGGATGGGGTGGCTTGACCAGCCTGCTTATGACTTCGATGGGGCTGATAAATCAATTCAGCATTTTGATTCATGGAACTGACAAAGAGGAATGAGCGATGAACCAGTGTGAATCAACAATGGATGGGATCGGTTGCCGCAGGCCCGAAGGTCATTCAGGCGCTCACAAAGCCGAAGTCTTTGCGGGCGAGATAAGTTGGACAGACGACCAAGCAGACAAACTATCATCAGCCGAAATGCTGGAGGAGCTTAACAAGTGACCCTCTGCGGCGATTGCTGGCTTGAAACAGGAAACCCTGACTGCGGCTGCACCCTCGTTCCGCTATCCGTTTGGGGCGCTCAGTCGTTCGATCCTGTACCAGACAGAAAAACCCTCTTGAAAATTGCAGAGGAAGATGCGCTTAATCCGCAAAAGAAGGCCGGAAAATGGTACGTGGTCAGAAAACAAGAATACAAAGACCTTCCCAAAAACCTGTATTACGATGGGTATCGGTTCAGGTATCGAAATCCTCAGACGGGGGAAAGAACGTGGTTCCCGGTAGAGACACGAAAGCACGAAGCGGTTGAAGCGGCGATTCACCTGAATGCGAAGCTCTGCCCTCCTGTAGACTTGATCGCAAAGGTCATGGGTACGCCAGACTTCACTGAGGCCGCAGATGAGTGGATTTCCAGGCAATCAGGCAAGGCCGCGAACACAGTAAAGCAGTACCGATCTATTCACGGGAAACTGGTTCAGGAGTTCCGTGGGCCGATAACGGCTATTACACTGCGCGGGATAGCTGACTTTATCGAATCCCAGAAGCCTTCAATGCAGCACTTCTACCGTCTTGCCCTGGTGGAGATTTACAGGATCGCAGTGGCGAGAGGATGGGTAGAAGATAACCTCCCAGAACGCACAGAGAAGCCCCGTAAGCCGAAAAGAGAAAGACCAAGGCTTACCCTTGCCCAGTTCAATGCAATACGCGACAAGGCACCAGAATGGCTGGTTATCGCAATGGATTTGGCCCTGTATTCGCTACAGCGTCAGGGGGATATTTTAAGACTCACTTATGACGATGTTCAGGACGGGTACATTCACCTGATCCAGCAAAAGACCGGAGCCGCTATCAGGATAGAGGTAGGGCCGAAACTGGCAGAGGTTATCTCAAGGTCGAAGCGGAGCAACGTGCATTCAAAGTTCATCGTCCACAAGCGGAACAAGGCGAACCCCATGAAAACTTCAGTGTCGGCATTTCAGCTACAGTCGGAGTGGAGAAAGCTACAGACGGAGAAGCCGTACCCGACCTTTCACGAAATTAGGAGCCTGGGAATAACCATGTACAGAGACAAAGGGATAGACCCTCAAGGGCTGGCGGGTCACTCTACTGAGGGGATGACGGATAGCTACGACCAGGAAGTAAGGTATCAGGAGGTAGGGACGTTATGATTGGGGAAAACGCTCCCGTAACCCCTTGATTCTTAACAACCCGTATATCCACTATTTCCCTCTCCCCAAACACCCCCGAAATCTGCCTCTAGCCCTTATATTTAAAGGGCTGTGGCGTTTTCACCACACTAACAAAACCGTATGCGAGGGTCAGTAGAAATGCGGCCTTCGGGGTGCGTTGGGGAAAATCTGGGGTGTGTTATGATTGGTTGCTTATCGCAGCCATGCCTGGAGAGGTAGCCGATTGAACCAAAGGAGCAACGATTTCCCCATACCTGTCGCCAAGAGCTTGCCTGATCTTCGGCTGATTGAAGATTCGGAGAATGTCCTGACGGGTGAGGTTCTGGTTAAACATGATCTTCCCAAGCTCGTCAACGACTTCGGGGGTGGCTTTCCCCTTGCTCAGACCCTCGATAACCTGACCGATCAGGGCTTGTGGGTTAGCGTTGGCAATCGCCTTCATCGCTCCAACGTCTACCGCATCATCAAGGAACTGCCCCGCTTGCTGCTGGAGTTCTGTCGTAGAGTTGCCAGTAAGCATCTGGCGCGTCTGAGTAAAGTTATCCTCGATACCAGCTTGCTTGAGAAACCCATCAACGTCATCCATCACAAGGGTCAACTTCTCCCGCATCTCACGAGAACCGAGTAGCTTGGCCCTTGCGTCACGGTTTTGCCCCATCCGGTCAAACATTTTTGAAATGTCCTTGACAGCACCAAGCTGAAACAACTTTTTCTCAGACTCGGACATACCTAGAACCAGGGGGGTCAGGTCTTCAACGTCTTCCTTTAGGAAGTTTCTCCCTAACTTCAGCGCGTTCAGTGACGAGGCTGAGTCTGCATAAGTCTCTGTCGCCTCCCTGTATGTTGGGTTCTGCTGAGAAAGCAAATCCATTAAGTCGTTTTTCATGGTTACAAGCCTTCGGGCTTTTGCCTTCTTTCCAGACCGTATTGCAACCCCGATAGCGTCACTGAGGTATTCAGACTTAGCAAGGTGCCAGACTTCAAGCTCATTTGCGCCAGGGCCAAGCTGGTTCCTAGCTTTGTTGTATGCGTTCTTGAGTGGCCCTTTCATTTTCAGGACTTCGAGCTTTTGGTTAGTCCTTATGCCCTCGCTAAAAGCCTTGTCATATAGCGGTCTTGCTTTGGTTTCCATCTCTGTGATTGTTCTTTTTACCGTGGAGCCAAACTTAGACTTACTTCCTGTCATCACCTCGATGGACTCTAGCAACCTCTCCTGCTGTGCAGCCTGACGAGCGTCTACAAGTTCCCGACCTTTGTCTCGCATTGTGCCGATACGGTTCATGCCAGTACGAGCAACAGCCCTCATGCCATCGTTTACGTCTGCCAGCGTTGCGTCCTTCGCCACTCTTGCGCCAGTCACAGGGTTTACTCTCTGGTTCAGCGCAGCGTACTTATCCGCTATTTCTTCTCCCGTTCTGCCCGTGGCCTCTGCGGTCTGCCTTAGAACCCTCTCAGCCTTGCTTCTTGGCGACTCTGACAGTTTTGCCCCGATATAATTACCAGTCGCGCCTGCGCCACGGAACAAGGCGTTCAAGCCAGCACCAACTACCGGAGCCGCCACGCCACCAAGCACAGCGCCACCCATAGCCCCGCCAACCTTCTCGCCCTGGTCAGCCGAGCCAGCACCATAAATTCCACCTTGCCCCGCGCCGACTCGCGCCATAGTGCCGAGCTTTGCAGCGTTGGTAGCGCCCTGTAAGGCTCTTGTACCGAGCTGTCTAGCAGCGCCAGCTATACCAGTGGAAGCGGCACCCGCTAACTCAGCCCCAAGTGCTACGCCTCGGTTATCCTTGCTGAACTGCTCACGCTTTGCCTTCAGTTGAGCGTCTATCTTGTCGTAAGCGTCCTCGAAGCTCTCGCCTGTCTTGAGAGAACCTGCAAGCGCAGCAATAGCCCCGCCGATCTCGTCAGACCAGCCAAATGTCAATCCTTGAAGGCCAGCCCTTGCGGTTCCAGCTATAGGGTTTACATCTACTTTCCCCTGCGCCCCTTGTGGAGAGTTCCAATTTTGCTCCCAGGGCTTTGCGGAACTTTGGCTTCCAGTCCAATCCTTTTCCCAAGGCTTGTCACTGCTCATTCTTTCACCCAGTTGTTTTCATCGTTCTTGTCGCCGCCCTTGTAGATATAACCGTTATATGTCATGCCGATTTGAAGCGGGCCTTGTCCGTCCCACTCGTTTGCTTTCTTGAGGGTGTCCATGTTGAAATCTGACCCCTTCCAGCCCTTGAGCGTTCCGTTTTGTTCGTAGTATTTAGCCGCTGAATCCCGACTCTCTGCCGCCGCTTGTATTTGAGCCATAAGTCTATCTACTCTGGCCTTATTGACGGACTCGTCCAGAGCGTCATTATATGCCCTGTTGATAAGCTGCTGACCCTCTTTCTCTGTAAATTGAGCGCCAAGGATCAGCCGCAGGTTTCTTTGAACAACCTCGGAAACCTTCTCTTTGGTATCAATAGCTTCTGGATTCCACATAGCCAGCACCTTGTCAGGGATAATCCCATACATGCCGCCTGTTACGTTTTTGTCTCCGCCTAGCGTTGTTGAGGCTTCTCGGAGTTGCGCTAAGTTCTTCTCTACGTCAGCCATGCCGCCCCTGGCCTTCCACGCCAGATAATCTTCAGCGAATTTCTTGTCTATCTGCTTTTGAGCTTCGCTTAAACCGCTTTCCTTCTCCTCGGCTGCTCTGGTTCTTCCTGCCTCTGCCTCGTTTGAAAGCCTTGTCCTCTTGGCTATATTCGCCTTTGTCAGAAGTTGCGCTCTTTGAGTCGGGTTTAAAGAATAAATGCGCTCCTGATCCTCTGGCGAAAGCTCAGAAATCAAGGCGATTTCATTGGGGTTAGGGTTCCACTGTGGAGGAGCATTAAAGCTAGGGCTACCGCTAGTCGGGTTCGGATTGAAGCCAGGAGTACCCCTGCTGGTTGGGCCAGGGAACGTCCCTGGAGTGGCCCCTGTGGGGCGCATCGGAGGAACTGGTATTCCAGGCATACCTCCACCAGCACCCACCACACTAGGGGCAGTAGGTGGCGACTCGGCCCCCAAAAGCCTCGGCTGGCCTATGCTCTTTCCAGAGGAGTCTACATCAATCTCCCAAATCTGCCCATTTCTCTCTATGCGTTGAGTTTGAGGCTTTCCGTACTCATCGGCCTCACGCTTGGCTTGGGCAATCTGAAGCTCATACGCCTGCTGCTGTAGTTGCATGTTCTTCTGCTGCTGCTCTTTGAACAGCCGAGCCATTTCAGCCTCTTGATCTTCCTTTTGCTTGCGCTGCCGATAGCCTAAACCACCACCACCTGCGAGAAACTCAACTAACGGGTTCATGTTTGCCCCCAAAGGTTTTTAAGAAGTCCTGCGTAAAAGCCGCCTTCGAGGTCGGCCATGCCCTGATATGCGCCAGCGTTAGCGTACATTTGATTGTTGCCCAGACTCGCCTGACCAGCCGCTGAGGGCTGTCCTACGCCCTGCACAAGGCTAAGGAACTGATTGAAGCTCTGCTGGTCGTTAAAGAGCTTCTGAGCGTTCTCACGGTACTTCTGGTCATACTGCTGCTCGTTCGCCAGTACACGATTGGCAAAGTTCTGGTTCTGCTGACCTACACCAAACTGAGCTGCGCCCAACTGCTGCCCATAACGCTGCTGGTCTGCGTTCAGGCTTGCAAGGAAGTTGCGGTAGTCTTGGTCTGATCCAAATTGAGCGCCTGCCATCTGTTGCCCGAATCTTTGGGCGTCTTTCCCCATCCTGTTTTGAATGTTGGCAAGGTCACGATTCAACCTGAAGTCCTGACCAGTCTGCCACTGGTTAAACAGTTGGTTGTTAGCCGCAAGGTTCATCGAGTCCCGAGAGGACTCAACATTCTGAAGCGTTGGGATCAGCCTTGCATAGTTCGCCATTGTCGAGTCATTCAAGGCTTCCATTGTCTGCCCGGACTTGAATTTGCCAGCCGCTACCCCCGCATCCTCGATCTGCTTGCGGGATTCGTTCTGCATGGCCTGGAGGTAAGGGTTAGACGGGTCAAGCAGGTTTGTCTGGTTGACCGCCACCTCTCGGGCCTGGGCCGGCCCTACTGTGGTGGTAGCCTGAATCTCATCAGTTCGGGACTGCGGCCCCGCATACGCCCCAGGTACTTGCCCGGACATATTGTTCGCCGTCGGCCCTTGCACGTTGGTATCGGGGTTAAGGGAGAAGTTGCCCACTCCCAAATCTCTCATTGTCGGCTTATACTTCGCCTGGGACTCAGCATTGCCGATATTCCTAACGCCCAACTGATTGTAGGGGTCAAGTCGGTTTACGCCGTCCTGATACATCGTGCGGTTGAAGTCTAACTGATCGTCCAGCGCGTCCTTCGCCTTGTCTGCTGCGTAGTTGGACATTGCAGTATTAACCAGCACCTGACCCAGCCCCACGCTGTTTGCAGAGCCGCCTGAACCGCCGCCCCATAGTCCCTTTAAAAAGTCCGTGAATGAGCTCACGCCATCGCCTCCATCGGAGTTACCTCCGCCAAATAAACCCCCGAAAATCTCCCAGGGTATGTTAAATCCGCCATCGTTTGAGCCTGTTCCGCCTGTGCCGCCAGTTCCACCTGTATTGTCGGTGCCTCCACCTATGTTGTCGGTGTTGCCAGTCTCAGGAGGGGGGCCAAATACGTTGTTTCCCTCATCGTCCTCGTACCAGCGCCAATCTCCAGCAGTGTCTTGGTTCTGCTCCCACCAGTCCTCGCCTTGCTGCATGACATCCCCGAAGGTATCGTCGCTAGAGCTACCAAGGTCTTTGAGCCAGCCGTTTAAATCGTCATCGAGGATTGAGCCTAGAATATCGTCAAGCCATCCATCGTCTGATCCAGATGCAGGGTCTTCCCAGTTCGCCCACTCCTCGTCAGTGACATAGCCATCGCCGTCAAGGTCTACGCCCTCTCTCTGATTGAGCGCGTTCTGGTTGTGGGCCAGAGCGTCCTGATAGGTCATGCCCTGATCCAGCAAGCCTTGCAGGACAGGGTTGTAGCCAGGATCAACGCCAAGTGCCTGATAGATGGCAGGGTCAAGAGTGTTCGGGTCTACAGCGCCAGAATTCAGATTGTTTTCAAGCAGTTGAGCCGCCATGCCGATACCACCATCGGCTACGACTTGGTTAAGGTCAACGCCAGACTCAGCCATGAGTTTTGTGAACTGGTCATAAACCTGCAAAATATCCGCAGGCACAATCTCGTCAGCGCCCACCGGATTGCCTGCCGCAGAGTGCCACCAAGGATCATCAGCAGTATCGTCAATGACCCCCGCATCGCCGGGGTTCTGATAAATATCCCCGCCACCCGTATAGCCGGGGTTGGTTGGGTTCAGGTTGGTGTTAGGGGTAGTCCCGCCGCCAGACGATCCAGCGCCGCCCGTTTGGGGGTTCTGAAATGCCGCCCACTCCTGATTCGTAACAAACCCGTCACCGTCAAGGTCGCCGCCCTGGTTGATAGCGTTAGCATTGTGGGCTAGGGCTTGCTCCCAGGACATTCCCTGGCGCTCCATCAGCCCCCTGACGTTGTTGTAGAACGGCAGGAATGCCGCCCACTCTGCGTCAGTTACCCAGCCGTCATTGTCTGAGTCTGCGCCGAGGTAGACAGCGTGAGCGTTACGCTCCTGCTCTGTCGCCATCAGTTTGTCTCGTAGACGTTCAAGCTAAACCGCAGGGATGACACCGTAGAGTTGTTTGTGTCTGTATCTGCGGTGAAATAGATGACATCGCCTGCGCTCAGTTTGAAGCCTACAGGCTCCACGATGTTGAAGTTATTTTCGACTGAGGTGTCCATGATGTAGCGAAACACCTCGAATTTTGTGTCCACCGTCCGGTTATGAACCCACCCTTTAATAGTTACTTTAGGAGAGCCGCCGCCAATCTTGTTGACGTTGGCAAACAGGAAAGAAGCTACGCCAATCGCGTCTGACGGGGTGTGAAACAAAGCCTGCTGGGTTACGCCCTCCCCTGCGGGAATGTAGGCGGGAACCCCGCCCGTTGTGCTGGAGGTGAGGGTGATCGCGTTTACATTCGTGTCGCTCGTACCAGAAGCCGCACAGGCCACCCGATTAACGCCAAGCATGGAAAAAGAAGTGGTGTCAGGGGAGGATGAACCGAGAACGTGCGTTCCCACGGCATACTCACCATTGGCATCGAGGTAGTTGAAATAGAGGGTAGTGCAGCCTGTCGCCGCGCCGCCTGCGCCGTCAGTTGTTGCGTTGTACGCAATGCTTAAAGTCTCGGCTGAGGAAAGAACCTCCGGCCCCGCTGGCTTGGCAGGGTCGGCAGTAATCATTATCTCGTTGTCTGCGGTGTCAATGTCGGGCAGGTAGGCAAATTTCGTATAGTGATAAACCCCGCTTCTCTGGCCCAGAACAATCTCCTCCTGCGGGGCTGCGTACACCCTGACAGGCTTGGCGTCACCATCCCTTCCGAGCGCCTGATTCGCTGATGCCCTGAGTTCAGAGTAAGGGCCGTAGTAGCACTTCATACGCAAATAAGTCTGTGCAGAGCTACCGTTGACCAGCCGCGCCCTGAAGTGTCGGCCTGACTTTACAGCTTTATGAACCTCTGGAATGCCTGCCGAAATCGAATAGCCCGAAGTCGGGTAGGTTGAATCCCAGTTTGTGCCGTCGATAGAAAAGTCGAAGTAAAGCGTTCCATCGGCGTCTGTCTTAACCTGACAGAAAACCTCATCTGAACCGTTCTGTTCGCCCGTTCCCGTAAACGTAGCACCACCGCTGAGAGGCGTTGTAGACGAGTTTCCGCTGGACTCGACGTTGTACCCTGCGTCACCGAAATAACTGCCATACGCGCTCACAGAGAGCAGTGAGGCCAGAATAAAGGCGGTCAGTCTCATATAATCATCCAGTCTGTGTCATCTTCGTCGTAATAGAGGTTTGGGCCGTCCCTCGGCCCCATCAAGGAGATAGAAGAACTCCCGTCGATTGTCTCTGAGCCTTCCGTGGCAATCGTCACGCCTCCAGAACCCTTGCGCTTGATTGAGACTCTGTGCAAATCCTTGGCCCCTGAGTGCAGAGTTATGGTTTGGGTAGTCGTGCCTGTAGTGACAACGACCTCCCAGGCTGCTTTGGGGTCTGTGGTGTAATCGTCAGCGGTGCGAGTGATCGTGGGGGTCACAAGGTCGTAAATGTCCAGAATCCGTTGCTTGACCTCCTCCTCGCCTCTGGCGGTCAGGGGGTTTCTGATAACTCGGTTCGTCATGCTGGACGAATGTCCACGTCAAGCTCAAGGGAGATAAAGTCAATCCCCGCATTATCGGTAGTGGTGACAGTAAAGAAGCCCTCCATGCAAGCCCCCCAAGGGGTCAGTAGAGGGATCACAGTAGCCTTGCTCACCGTCACGCCATAACTTGTCGAGCGCGTTACCTGCTTGCCTGTGTCACTGTCTGCCTGGAAAGACACGCCAATCGTGGGCGCGTTGTCCGTAGACTGAACCGTCAGCCATGCGGAATTGACAACAACCCTCTGCCCCTTCACGCCGCCGAATGAGGCCGCAGTGAATGTCGGGGTGTCCAGCGTTCTTGTGATCGCGCCCGTATCATGCAGGTACTTCGTTTCGTCGAAGTAGTACAGATATGAGTTGCCGACCACATAAGTCCTCCCGTGAGCGTTGATGTAGTCAAGCGCCCTGTAATTCGTTGTCAGGTTGCTCCCGCTTATCGTGGCCTGATGCTGTCTCTCAGACCAAAACCCAGAGGGAACGTGATACGTCCAAGTCGTGGAGGCCGAAGGAAACACGAAGTCAACAAAGTTCTGCTGACGGTAGTTGTAAGCCAGCACGATACAGTCTGAAACCGTTTCGTAAGTGTCCCACTCCTCAGCAATCGCTGGGGTGAAGATGGGCTGATACTGAAGCCCCGCCAGGACGTTCGGCCTGCGGTTCTGGTCGAGGAAGTAAACCTGATCGTCAATCGAGGAAACCGCATACGTTCCCGCTATCCCCCTCTCAATGACAGACTGCCGGGAGGCTGGGGGTCTGCCGGATGAGGTGTACCATGCCTCAATAGAGTTTTCCCCAAAGAGATACAGGTAGCGGTTGTGCGCGTAAACCCTCAGTAGGTCATCTGCAAAACTCTCTGCTGTGGCAAAGTCCAGCGCATTGAAGTCTGTAGCATCATCAACTGCCGAGTTGCAAAACTGCCCGTTAGGTTGGTCGAACCAGAAACGGAGGTCGAGGTATGCGGAAGATTTGGCAGAGTCAGTAACGTCTGCATCTGTTACCGTGACCAATCCCCCAGCCGTGGTGTACACGTAAATCTTGTTGCCGGAGCTTCCGGTAGTGATGACCAACTGGGTGCCGTCAGTCTCAAGGACACAGCGGTGATAGCCGTCTATCGTCCCGATAGTGGTTTTATTGCCGAGGGAGTCAACGGAAAATAGCGTCTGGTCGTAGATCGCATAGATAATGCCACCCATCGCCGCAGCGCCACGCATGTGCTTGTATTGCAATCCGTAAGGGTAACCAGAGGCGTCATACTCCCTGATGTTCGTCCCGTCAAAGACGTATAGCCTGTCGCCAGAATCACCGAAGGCGCACCCGTATGGGGTTCCTGTGATCCCCGAAAGACTCCTGCCAGCCAGTTGAACGGAAAAGCTCACGTCGCTCCCTGCAATCACGTATTCGGTGATGTAGGAAGACCCGCCAATAACCCAAAACTTTGAATCGTTCGCGTTCAGATGGATTTGCAGGCTGGAGGATGAAAGAGAGGTAGAGATCGACTTAACCGCGCCCTTGTAGTCGAGGGTGGAAATGTCGGCCCCCATATCGAACTCCCACACCTTGCGAACCCCCAGAGAGGTCTTGCCAACCACATAGACCTTATCCTCTGTGGAGTTGACCGCGAAGCCGTGAGGGTCATCAACCACGTTAGAGAGGTCGTATGACTTGGAGGCGTAAGCAATAGTGGTGGAGTCCCAGGCCGTTAGCGTGAACTCGTAAAGCGTGTCTGTGGCGCCATCAAGAATCCAGTAACGATCTCCATCGGCTGCAATCTGTCCCGCTATAGGGTTAGAACCACCGTAGGCACCAAGAGCGGTAGTCGTGTTCGCGCCCTTGGTGGAAATGTCCCAAGGGGTGGACAGCGTAGACTCAAGGATATTCGTAGACGAGAGAAAGAATACCTTTGCCCCATCCGTCTTGAGCGAGGGCGTCTTGGGGACGCTGACAGAGTTGGCGGTTGTGTCGGCAATCGACAGGGTTCCCACCAAGTCCTCAATGACCTCTGTAAGTCCTGGGAACTGCCGAAACGAGCCGCCAGAATGGGGGTAGACGTTGACGGCCTGCTGGTCAGAAAAGTCTATTCGGCTGTCTTCGTAGTTGCCGAAAAGCGGAAGGTTTACTCTCATGCGAACAAACAGCCTCCACCGGGAGCAACGTAAGCTATCTCGGTTCCCCAGAAAAGTTCATGCACGAACACAATGGGGTCACCAAGGAAGCGAAACTTCAGACCGTTGTACCAGCCATGCAAGCAAGATACCTCAGCCATTATATGTCGCTCGTTACGTCATACTTGTAAGAGAAGGACAGCCCAGGCATCTGAACCGCCATAGAGATATTGTTATCGGCGCTCAACGACCTTTCGGCATCCTTAACCTGCTCGAACAGGAGTGGAGAAAAGTCGGAGATGCGGAACTCTACAATCAAGTCCCGCGCCAGGAGCAACTTCAAATCCCTTACCTGCTCCTCGTACAGATCAAGCGTTGTGCCAACCGTGGAAGGTGTGGGAATGTGCAGGCAGTTATCCGCAGTGAGCTTTGAAATTAAGTCCTGAAGAACCGTAAAGGCGTCTGTATTGGCGTTACTGTCCCACGTTGCAAAGCTGGTGCCTGTCGGACACAGGCCCAACTTGACCGCAGCCGAGTCAATTACGTTCTGTGCAGTAGCCATTCATATACCTTCCTAGATAGACCCCTGTCCCATTCACAAGACCCCTCGGAGCCTTGGGTGTTCTTTGGAGTCCAATCTGTTTCTAATTCGGAACCAAGAAAAACCGAGAGGCGTTTAAGTTCAGCCTCCCGATCTTCCTCGATAAAAAAGAAGTGAACGTTCTCCAGCGTGGTCAGCATCAAAAGCGATAACCACATCGAATCCCATTCACTCTTATCCCTGCCTCTCTTAGCCCAAGTCCACATAACGCGCTCTGGCTTCCGAAGGGGTACGACCATCTTCCCCGTAAAGGAAAAACAGTCGCGTATCCCATCGTCCGTCAGATGCCAGGATGCAGGCTCGAACCGAGAGAGTAAGTTGCAGGTAAACACAGTCCCCGTGTGGGGGATTGACACTACGCTTACGAGTTGTGCCAAATCTTTACTGCGTTTTGTGGACGGATAGCCTTGTAACCGTACAGAACGTCCAAACGACAAGGGAACTTGTCATCGGAGATCGTGTAGTCACGAACCATCCTCATAGAGATTCCATCCAGAACCTCACGAGCCGCCATATCAACACCCTGCGGCAACACAAGGTCAGCAGTCGCGAAAGCGAAAGCGTCCTTCTGGAAGCCAAGAGAGTGAAGCGCGGTGAAGGCGTTACCGCCGCCGAGCTTGTTGATTGCAGCGTTGTCAGCCGGAGAGCCAGAAACATTCTGCTTTCCACCACTCGCAACAATGGAGGGAGAAATCGGAATGCTCGTAGCCGTAGCCGCAACATCAGACGTTACAACGAACTTCTGAAGCTCCGCAGTAGTCGCCTTCGTTTCAGGGTGAACCCGATAAACTCCTTCAATAGTGATTACATCACCAGCCTTGAAGGTAGTCGTACCAGTGTCAACCGTCAGCGTAGCGCCCGTCTGAGAGGCACCATTGATGTTGTAGGAAGTATCGCCTTCCGCAGCCGTACCAGCAGTGTGAGAACTGATGAGCGTGTTTTCATAGTGCATAAAGCCACCATGCTTGCCCATTGCGCCCTCTTTGTACTGGCGGCCAATCTCGGCCTGAGCATTAAACAGACCCTTCGTAGCGTCGACGAGATCGACGTTGCCCTGGGGGTCGTGAATCATGCACCAATCACCCGCAGGGGTGAGAGAATTAACGAGAGCCTTACGAGCGTTCGCAATGTTCGCAACGGATACGGCAGAGCCTTGAGCGTCGATCACATTGTAAACATCGTCAACCATGCTCAGAGCATCGCTTTCAATGTTAGCCGCAAGAGAAGCCATTGCAGGCCCCAGATACCGCTTTGAAAACTCGTCAATGTGCATCGTCAGTTCTTCAGACGTAAAGCTGAAGTCGATACCCTTCTGAGTGTCTACGGTCAGAGTCTCAGAAGTTTCCGTTACGTCCTGGGCAGACAGTGTAGCGCCTGTACGAACAGTAAATTCGTTCGGCAGACGGATTTTAAGATCGTTACCAATCTTCGCGCCCGATTGGGCATATTGTGAGTCGTACTGCGTATTGATGTTCCAAGTGTTCGGGTAAGGTCGCTAGGCTTACCCCGCCCTTTCGGGCCGCTGCATGTCACCATGCAGAGCAGACTATATCATCACCCGCGTGGGGTGCATTGCGCTTCGGGCCGCTTGGCCCTACTCCTTTCGGATAGTCGTTACACCTTCCGTTTTATGAGGACATATACCATGCGTCCTTTTTCCCCATTGACAGTTCATGCAGAGAATCTGGAATCCTTCTGGAAACCCCTCACGCCTCAGCCATGCCATAAGTTGTTGCGTGGTCTTGAGGTTTTCTTCCCTGCGGTGCTCCGCGCCATCATTGTAAACATGGTCGATGCTCAAAAATGAAGGCTCCGTAACGCCACAACAAGCACAGACATAACCACCATACGCCGCGTAAACCTCATCGCGTAAAGTGTCAATGCTTTGCTTGTTTCCATCCCTGACCTTTGCGTAAAACTCATCTTTTTCAGCATCCGACATTCTCGCAATACGATCCTGTCTCCTCTGATTTTGAGCCTTGTTGATTCGGTCTTTCTCTGCCTGAAGCTCGGCTTCAGACATTGCCCCGCGCTTCTTACGCCATCTGCGTGTTGAGTCTATCGCTCTACACGCCTTACATGCGTAGTCCACTCCGGTTTTAGGGAAGTCTTCAATGGTTTTGGTTTCCCCGCATTTCCTGCATGTGGGGTCTTTGGCGAGATTAGCATTCCGCTTCTCTCTTGATTTTAAAACGGCTTGGCTCGGGATTGTCTCACCTATATTGATATTGGGATCAATATTATTTTATGAGATGTTCCCCGAATTCACAATGTTTTCGATGTACGTTGCCGTACAAAGCAGCCACATTTAACTGATGAAGTTCAACTTCTGATGCAGAATACGCAGCGCCTCTTTGGTAATAACACTCGGAGTTAAGAGTGAGTTAGCCATTTGAAGTCACCTTTTAAGCAAGCCCTAGCTGCTTGTTTCTCCAGTTGGCATATTCCTTCGGGGTCATCTTGTCAGGGTCTTTCTGAACTGATCCCGTAGGTTTAACCGGAGTCGCAGGGTTGGGCGTTTGAGTAGTTGTGACAGGCGGAGGGGACGAGAGTTGTGCTGACAACCTGCCCAATTCCATCATCGCCATACTGACGGGCATAGTCTCCAGAGAGGCCGCAGTCGCGGGGTTGCTCCCAAGATGGTACGCCAGTGCAGGGCCGTTTTCTGAAAGAACAATGGCTTCGGCAACGTGCGGAGTTTGCACTTGGTAGTTTCTGACAACCTCCCGATAGTCTGGGTGTTCGTCAGCAAAGGCGTTCTGCCTCTCCTGAAAGGCCATCATAGCCTCCCGCTGTGCTTGCTCACGCGCCGCTTGCGCTTGAAACCGTTGTTGCTGGGTCAGGGCGTCATTCACCGTTTTCTGTTGGACTTTGTTCGAGTATTCCATCATCGCCTGCTGATAGGCGGCTGAGTCGTAATCGAAGTCCTCAAGAGAAGGTGGAGGGCCGATTTCGTCCTGGGGGATGGTCTGCTCGTAAGCCTTAACCCTCTCCTCGAACTCTTTGGCCTTTTGCTCTGCCTCTTTCGCTCTGTCGGTTAGTTGTTTGATGCGTTGTTGAAAGCCGTTGCGCTTCTGCTGCGCCTCGTCCTCGTTCGGTGCATCACCGGATTCACCTTCCTCGCTAGAGCCTTCCGCCTTGGCTTCTGTCTCTGTCGA